TTTCTTTTAAAATCAGCAAACATGTTTGATTAAATTTAGTCATGTATTAAATATATTTATGAAGAAAACTTTTGAATTGTGTTATAAATTTCCACAGGAAAATTTTTCCTTTCAAATTGTTTTACAAGGAAAAAAATTAAAAGTTATTTTTATTGATAATATAATTCACAATTACAAGTGGTTAAGAATTTTTGCACCTCAAATAGATGAAACCTTTTTATTTGTAGTTACTCTGGGTTGTTATTATAGTGACGCACTAGTACAAAACTGTAATGAAATGTTTGAATACTTAAAACTTAAAAAATCAAATTTTTTTATTCTATATAATACTAAAGAAGATGTAGAAAGATTTTCTAAATACGGATTTAGAGGAACAATTTGTAATAATAATTGCTGGTTAGATGAAAATTGTTATAAAGTAATAGATTGCGAAAAAAAATATGACGCCATAATGGTTTCGCGTGCAATTGCAATTAAAAGACACTATTTAGCCCGGGAAGTGTCGAATCTGGCTTTAGTTACAAACGGAATTAATGTTGACGAACCCAACGGAGAAATAGAACTTCCACCACATGTATATAATAACCTCTATCATTTACCCACACCAAAGGTAAATGAACTTATAAGTGAATCCCGCTGTGGTTTAATTCTTTCACCAGAGGAAGGGGCTTGTTATGCTTCAAGTGAATATTTGTTGTGTGGAATTCCTGTAGTCTCTACCTATTCAAAAGGCGGCAGAGATGCTTGGTACAATGATTATAATAGCATTATAGTAGAAGATGATGAAAAAGAAGTTTCTCTAGCGGTTGAGCACTTTAAATTGGTTTCAAAAGATCCCCATAAAATAAGAAATGATCACATACAACTAGCTCAACAGTATAGAGAAAAACTATTTAATATTTTACAAAAAGCTGTAGATATAAGATATAAAAATTGTGATTTTAGACAGCACTTTTCTTATAAATTTAAAAACAAATTACACGATTACACACAAGAGTGGGATTTTGATAAAGTATTTAAAACATATGACTATGTTGACTTTTAATTAAAATAACTTAAAATAAATCATGTCTATATTTTCTGAGCAAGTTAATATTTTTTCAAAATTTACAGAAGAAATTCAACTAGACACCCACATCGATGAAATTAATGTTTTGCAAAAGCAGTTAATGCTTCCGGCAATTAAACATAAATGGGTTTCCCGATTAATAGAAAACAAGCGTAAATTAAATAATCTAATTTCTAAAAAAGACAAAATAAAAAAAGAAGTCTTAGAGCAACTTACAGAAAAAGGATTACCTCCCAATTTACCCAAAACTAGTTTGGAACAAAAAATTAAAGATTCAGATGTCTATAAAAAAATAGAAGAAGAAATATCTGATACAACTCTTGTAATAGAGTACCTAGAAAAAGTAGAAACTATATTAAGATCTATGACATATGATATTAAAAATATTATAGATATTAATAAGTTAGAAACCACATGATTACTTTAACCATTTCTAAAAATAAAAAATATGGTAACATAACTGGATCTAAGCAAGATGTTGATTTGGTGAGGAATTTTTTTTCTGTAAAAAATCCAGCATTTAGATCAAATCTTCCTTTTATTCAAAGTAGAATATTTGCAATCACTCCAAGTGGCAAATTTGATTTGGGTCTTACTTCTTTAATTAAAAAATTTTTTACAGATAAGGGTATAGAAGTTTCAGAAGATAAAGATTTATTAAAATTCAATACATGTGGGATTAAAAACCCAAATATAAATCAATTGGGGATTTCTTTAAGAAACTATCAAGAAAAATCTGTCTATAATGCAATAGAGAAAGGTTGCGGAATTATAATCCTGCCGACCGCAGCAGGTAAAACACTAACCGCTGCTACTTTAATTAAAACCCTATCAAATTATATACCCCAAAAAAATACAAAAACGTTAGTGTTGGTTCCTAGTATTCAACTTGTTGAACAAACTGCTAGAGATTTTGAGGAATATGGATTAACAAATATATCTAAATGGTCTGGATCATCAGAATTAAACAAAGAATCATCAATTATAATAGCAGGTTCTCAAAAACTTCTTTCAGAAAAAACTGACAAAAGTATATTGTCTGAAATTGATATATTTATAATAGACGAAGCACACACCCTGCGACGTGGAAATAAATTAAATAAATTGTTTAATTACATCAATACACCATATAAATTTGGATTTACTGGTACTATGCCATCTAATTTAATAGATCAATGGAATATTATAGGAAAATTAGGGCCAGTGGTATATGAGGAAAAAACAATAAATCTTAAAAATCAAAAATATATAGCCGATTTTAAGGTGGTAATTTTAAAACTAAAACATCAAAAAATTAATTTTGATTATAATTCTTCTTCTCCTACGGATTTGTATAATAAGGAATTAGATTTTTTGATTTCCAATGAAAGAAGAAATTTAATTATTTCAAATTTAGCCCTTAAATTAAAATCAAATACCATCATAATGGTTGATAGAATTTTACACGGGGAATTAATTTTTGAAGAATTAAAAAAATTAAACAAGTCAAATGTTCCTATATATTTCATTCAGGGTTCTACAGAACTGGATGAAAGAGAACAAATAAGAAATTTAATGTCTCAAAATTCCTCTACAATTGTAGTGGCAATTTCTAAAATATTTAGTACAGGTATTAACATACCCAGCATTCAAAATATAATCTTTGCTTTAACTGGAAAGGCTAAAATTAAGATTATGCAAAGTATAGGTAGGGCCCTTAGATTACATCCCCTTAAAAATCAAGCAACTATATTTGATGTTGCCGATAATTTAAAATATAGTAAACTACATTTAGAGGAAAGAAAGAGCTTGTATCAAGCTGAAAAATATTTTTATGAAGAAAAAGAATTATAAAAAACAAAAAAATGAAGAAATTGATGAAGATGTTTTTTTAGAAGAATCTCTAACCGCCGACTCGTCCTGCCTCGAAGAGGAACTAGAAGAAAATGATTTTGATTCCAAAAAAACCAAACACAAAAAACCACCTTCTGATAAAGAAACACATTATGTAGACCCGAAACAATTTGATGATGAAATTATTAAATTTTATGATAATGGAGTAATCTCCAATGATTTGGCTGAAATGATATCCAAGATATCAAACAAATTAAGTTATGCTCCTAATTTTATTAACTATACATTTAGAGATGAAATGGTTGGGGACGGCATAGTGCGTATGTTCAAAGCATTAACTGCAAAAAAATACACACACACCAAAGGCTCAAACCCGTTTTCATATTTTACTCGCATAGCATTTAATGCATTTCGAAACAGAATCAAAAAGGAAAAACATTCAAGAGACACTTTGGAAAAATATCAAGAAGAAGTTTTAATGACATCTTCAAATTACAACACAGTTATTAAAAATAGTCAAGTTAAGATAACTAAAGATCGTGATTACTAAAAACTTTTCTTTGGAAGAAAATATAGGTATATTTTCTGATATACATATAGGACTGGGTCAAAATAGTTCAATTTGGCATGAAAATGTTTTACAATTTGCCGAGTGGGTCAAAGATTTTTATTTGTCAAAAAACATTCACACGCTAATTATACCTGGCGATATTTTTCACAATAGAAATGAAATATCAGTTCAGACCTTGAATGTTGCTAATGTTTTTTTTGAAAAATTAAAAGATTTTAACATAATCATTTCCACTGGAAATCATGATTGTTATTATAAAGACAGATCAGACATTAACTCTGTGTCGATTTTTAATAATTGGCCCAACATTCAAGTAGTAGACAAAAATCCAGTTACAGTGGAAGCATTTGACAAAAAAATATCTTTTATTCCGTGGGGAACTTCACTAGATAACATCCCAAATACAGATATTTGTTTTGGACATTTTGAAATTAATAGTTTTAAATATAATAACTATGCAGTGTGTGAGCATGGATTAACTTCTGCAGATCTTTTAAATAAAAGCCGCTTGATTATATCCGGACACTTTCACACAAAAGACTGTAGAGAGTATAGTAATGGTAAAATTGTATATCTAGGAAGTCCATATCAACAAAATTTCGGTGATACAGAAGAAGAAAGAGGAGTTTATATTTTTAATATAAAATCTGAAAAATTTACTTTTTTTGAAAATAAAATTTCTCCAAAACATTTAAAATTGAGTTTTAAATCTTTTTTAGAGAAAAAGATACCCGCAAATTTTTTAAGTAAAAATGTGCCAAATAACATGATTTGTTTATTGGCAGACACAAATGATTTTACCAATCAAATCAACATTATTTCATCTAAAATACAAGAATTAAATCCCAAATTTTTTCGAGTAGACTATAAAATAGATAATGTAGAAAATTTAAATTCCTCAAACGAGGAAAATAAATACAGCCATTTGAATATAATTAAATCAATAGAAGATTTTATAGAAAATCTTTCAACTCCTCATAAAACTGAAGTATTACATTTTTTACAGGAGAAATATAACGCTTTATTAAAATAATTTGATTTAACAGTTTATTGTATTATAATTTTAGAGTGAAACACGTAAATTTTGAATCTATAGAAATACAAAATTTTTTATCTATAGGTGAGGAAAAAATTAATTTGTCCTTTAATAAAGGAATTACATTAATAACCGGAAACAATAGAGATAAAGGTGGAAAAAATGGAGTGGGAAAGAGTTCTATTATAGAAGCCGTTTATTGGGGTTTGTTTGGCCAAACTATTAGAGAAATTAAAAAAGCTAGTCAAATCATTCACAATCAAACTGATTCTACCTGCAAAGTTGAAATTAATTTTTCAATTATTAAAAATTCTTCAATTAAAAAATATAAAATTATAAGGACTTTAGAGCCAAATAAAGTTTTTTTATTTGAAAATGGAGAAAATATAACCAGATCTTCAATGCCCAAAACAGATGATTATATCATTGAAATAATCGGTGCTAACACAGAAGTATTTCAAAATGCGGTAATCATGACCATAAACAACACAACACCGTTTATGGCTCAAAAAAAGGTAGATAAGCGAAAATTTGTAGAGGGTGTATTAAATTTGGGCATCTTTGGGGAGATGCTTCTAGAGATAAGACAAGAATTTAATGACACAAAAAAAGAAATGGATCTTAAAGGAACAAATTTTAATTCTCTCCTCAAAAGACAAGTTTCTTATCAAGAAAATGCAAAAGAAGCAGATCTCCTTAAAATAGAAAAAATTTCTAAATTAAAATTAAAAATAGATTCTAATTTAGAAAAAATTAAAGAAATATCATCTGTACAAGATATAGAAAATAAAATTAAAAAAATTCAAGAAAAAAACTCTTTATTTGAAGAAAAAGAAAAAGAATTAAATGTAAAATTATTAAAATGCAATGATATTACAAATGATTTAAATAACAAACTTCAACAATTAAATTTTGAATTAAAAAATATTAACAAACAACAAAGCGAAGATATTTCTTCTAAGGACACCTGCCCAATGTGTAAAAGAGACTTTTCTATAGAGGAAAAAAATCATTTGAAGGTTTGTATTCAAAATAT